CCCGGAACTAAAAACTCCGGGGTTTTTCTTTGTCGTTAAATACCTGCAGAATGAATATATTATGCAGGACTCTTTTTGACTGTACATGCACTGGTACCACTGGTCACTTTCGCTCAAGTCAAGTGCCGTACCCAGACCGCACAGGACGATTGATCAACACTATTGCTGACTGGAACAGATCTAGAAATCAACATCGCAACTGGGAAACTATCATGCAAATGATCAGTCTGCGAGCTCAACCCACTATCGTTCAAGAACCCAAATGTGAAGAGGGTGTGTGGCAGTTTGAGTTTAGTGTAGAAACACCTGGCGTGTATTCTACCAACAATGACATTGACAATCTTGATGGCTTGCTAAATGAATGTGCTGGAATACCAATGGTTGTGGGGCTGGACGAAACTGGCACTATTGAATCCAGTTTAACAGTGAATGGGCCCAATCAAAACTTGTGGTTCGAAACCATAAATAAATGACCGGGAGAAATAATGGCTGATACTACTGATATCGAAAAGAAAAGTCTTGAAGCACACGTTGAATTGTGCGCAGAGCGGTATCGCCTGCTTGAAACCAAGCTGGAATCAATGGATGAAAAAATCACCACTCTTTTTAATGTAATAGCAGAATTACGCGGCATGTTGCAAGCCACTAATGCCAAAAATAACGATAGAATAATCAGTTGGGGCGTGGGTATAATTGCTGCCCTTGTGGGTGCATTAGGCTGGTCAGCGGCACATTTGATCAAACTATGACTCGAGAACAAAAATTAGAACGCTGGGCCGAGCGTGAAGTTCGCCGCAATATACACACAATGATTGTGAATGACGACACAGGTGGTTATGTGGCGTTTGGACGTTATCACTTGCGCCCAGCACATCAGACCTTTGACGTATACACACCAGGCGATAATTTAATAGGCACTTTCAGCAACAAACGCACAGCAATCAGTTGGTGTGTGGCTGACAAACACAATCAACTTAGACTGGCACAAAGTATCAAGACTTTAGACACCAAAAAACAAACACTGTCAGCAGACATATATTGCAGACGGCAAATGGCTGATCGCAGCCGAGACAACGGATTTAGCGAAGTAGTATTGACCAAGTTACAACCCAAGGTTCAACAGCATGCCTTGGTAGATCAGGAACTTGAAAAATGTTTAAATTCGGCTAAATATATACAACTTAGGGGATTCCAAAATGAAACTGCAAGAACTAGCGGCAATTAAGCCAACTAAACAAATAGCCCGTGTATTTGAAAGCTATTTTGGCTCACGCATGAAGTTTGACCAAATTACTGGCAAGCAAGCTCAACAGATGTTGAAGCGTGTGCGTGGCGTACTAGGCGAAACTCGTCGTCAACCTTCGTTCCATCAGAGCGAACGCAATCCAGCTTATCTCAAGCTGTTGATGGTCGAACAAGCACTCACTGCTAGAATTAAAGAAGCTATTGCTCCTCCTGCACCTGCTGCCCCTGGCGCACCTGCTGCACCTGCTGCACCAAATTTATCACAAGCTACCTCAACAGTTAAAGATCCAAAGTTAAAAGCTGCTTTAGATAAAAGTACTAAAGGCCAAACTCTTACACCAGACGAACAAAAGATGGTTGCTGGTGCTGCTATGATGGCAGCTGAAAGTCGACTGCGCAGAGCCTACCGCATGCTGAAAGAATCAGAAGTGCAACAAGCGCAAGTGGTATTGGCTGCACAAGACATGGTTGATAAAATGCAATCAATGTTGGAAGATGCCAGTGAAATGCAATTCAAAGAACTACCTGCCCTAGTTGATTCAATCAAGAATCAAGTGGGTATTGATCAAGCTGCTCAGTTCAACACAGATGCCACAGCCGCACTTACTGGTTTGGTACAAAACTTGCAAGGCGCCAAACAACAACTGGACCAAGCACTTGGCGTAGTAACTGGCGCAACTCCTCCACCTGACGCTGGCATGGCAGCCATGGGCGGCGCACCTGCTCCTGGTGCTGAAATGGCTGCTGCTGGCATGGATGACATGGCTGCTGGTGCTGACATGGCTGGCGGCGAAATTGCACCTCCTCCTGAAGAACCAGCCGCAGTTCCCCCTGCCGCACTTGGTCGTGCCAAGAGATAATGCGAATAAATGAAGTTGAATCCACTGATGCTGGAGCCGACCCTAACAAACTAGTAGGGTTGGTCAACTTCCTGGCAGGTCGAGCAGAAGATACTAATGCTCAAAAGCAAATCAGTCAAGCGGCTTTTATCTCAGCTGCTCAAAGTTTAGGCATTCCTATTACCAGTCAAAATCTTGGTGACATTATCAGTCAGCCTCCGCTGAGTGGCGTACTAGAACCGTTAGATCCAAATTCTGGAATGGTCACATTCAAAGGCGCCGATATTGGTCCAGAAAAATTGTCAGTGCAACAAAGTCAACAAGTGGTAAACAAAATGGCCAAATCGGCCATGAAACGACCAATGTAAACCAGTCAACTAACTGTTGACGCAAGGCGTTAAATATAGTATACTATGCTGTAGGAGGCCCGTATGAAAAAACTCATTACTCTCTCGTTATTGGCTTTGGCTGTGTCGGCTCAAGCACAACATCACCATCATCATAGACATGGTGGAAACTGGATAGCACCAGTGATTGTTGGCGGAGTAATTGGGTATGCGTTGACACGTAACTATTCCGAGCCTGTTTACAACTACGGCTATGTTCCGCCACCCACAGTGGTTGTTCAGCAACCCATACGTTCTGCCTGCACACCTTGGACCGAAACCCAACATGCAGATGGCACTATTACCAGAACTAGAACCTGCCAATGAAACACTGGAAAGCCTACATCAAATACACCGATAGTATCGGTGTTGTAAAACAGTATGTTGCCACAGTGGCAGCAGAAAATCAGTTTGAAGCCATAAACAAGTTCAAATTGAAATATGGCTCAGAGTGTTTGATTGGTTGGATAGAGGAAACAAAATTATATGGCTTACAGTCAGCAGGTTATTGATCATTATGAGAATCCCAGGAACGTCGGCTCTTTTGATAAGAGTGATACTGATATTGGCACTGGCATGGTTGGCGCACCTGCCTGCGGCGACGTAATGAAACTTCAAATCAAGGTGCAAGATGGTATCATCACGGATGCAAGATTTAAAACATACGGATGCGGCAGTGCGATTGCCTCAAGTTCTCTCGTTACCGAGTGGGTTAAAGGCCGGACGCTTGAGCAAGCGGCAGCTCTTAAAAATTCAGAAATTGCTACGGAACTCGCGCTGCCACCTGTCAAAATCCATTGTTCAATCCTTGCTGAAGACGCCATCAAAGCCGCTGTAGAAGACTACAGAAAGAAGCATGATCTCTCTAACTGATCGTGCGTACACCAAAGTAAAACGACTATTGCAAGCCAAAGACTATGCTGGCATTCGCCTGGGTGTGAAAACCACCGGTTGCTCTGGCTTGGCTTATGTGTTAGAATACGTACAAGAATACAAGCCTTCTGACTCTGACATCAACTATGCCCAACAAGACTTTGTGGTATTGGTTGACAAGAAAAATGAAGTGTATCTTAATGGTGTCACAGTAGACTATGTGCGCCAAGGCCTAAACGAAGGCTTTGAATTCCTCAATCCCAATGAACGTGACCGCTGCGGTTGCGGAGAAAGTTTTAGAGTTTAATTTGTACAACCCAAAATTTGATTATCAACCCATACCCAGGGTCACAATAGACGGTAAAAGATTCTACGCCACTCCAGATGGCAATAAGTTGCCTAGTGTGACCACAATCCTAGATCGAACCAAAAGTGAAGAAAGCAAGGCTGCCTTGCATAACTGGCGGCGTGCAGTGGGTGCAGAACGAGCACAGGCTATCACTACAGAAGCAGCCAATCGTGGCACAAGAATGCACACTTATCTTGAAAAGTACATTCGAGAAGGTGCTATACCTGCTCGTGGGTCAAATCCATTCAGTTGGCCCAGTCATGTCATGGCAGAAGAAGTCATCCGCAAGGGCCTGGTTAACGTTACGGAATTTTGGGGTATTGAAGTGCCACTATACTTTCCGGGCGTGTATGCAGGCACAACAGATGGTGCAGGTATTCATTTAAACGAAGAATCAATTCTAGACTATAAACAAACCAACAAACCCAAAAAGCGTGAATGGATTGACGATTACTTTGTTCAGCTGTGTGCATACGCAGAAGCCCACAATGAACTGCATGGAACTAAAATCAAAAAAGGCGTAGTTTTGATGTGTGTAAAACCTGACTTGGATGAGAATCACAACATTATAGGCCAGCCCAAGTACCAGGAGTTTGTGCTAGAAGGTGCAGAATTTGAAAAGTATCGCACCCAGTGGTGGAAAAAGGTCGAACAGTTCTACATGCTAAATATGTGATACCTCAAGGAATCACACTGTGGCAATTGTACAAATCTCAAGAATCACCCAACGCAAAGGTCTAGAAGAAGATCTTCCACAACCACTGGCACCTGCTGAGCTTGGCTGGGCAGTTGACACACGTCAGTTGTATATTGGTCCAGGCACACTGGCTGAAGGATCTCCAGACGAACGCAATAACATAGAAATTCT